AAAACAATAGGCTACATATTTTTTAGTATTTTGGTTTACTCTTCCGTTAGTAGCATCAACTGTTCTAATTGTAAAAGTTGTATCTTGTACTGATTTAAACTGGTCAGAATAGTAATTTTCTGCAGCATTTGAATTTAAGAAAAGCAAATCTGTTGTGTAAGTTGCATCAGCACTTAAATTTTTGTGCCAAACAATCCAATCTGATGAACTTGTTGAATCTCTAGATTTGAGAATAACCCAAGCAGGAGCAACACCTAAACCATGACCTATAGTTACATCACTGTTATTAGTTCCGTTACCAGTATATAAAACAATACTGAAACCTGCTGTTGTACTTGCTTGTACTGTTGATGTTATTGAACCATCTGAATTACTGCTAGTTGTTCCACCATTAGCTTTCCAATTCCATGCTACATAAGTTTGACTACTTTGATTAGTTACACCACTATTTGTTGTTTGAAATCCATCTGACAATACAGAATTTATAACACCAGTGCTTTCAGCATTAGTTGCTTGTGGTACTAAAAATTTGTCATAACCTCTGTTACTATCTTGAACTACATGACCAGATGTTGAGCTTCTTTCTTTTATCCAAGTCCAATCTGGTTGAAAACCAACTCCAGTAACATCTTGCGTAGAGTTTCCATCTCCACTATAAAGAAGTGTATTAAAATAGTCATCTGCTTGTGTAGTGCTGTCAGGACCTATTGTAACGTCAGGTAGGTTAGCTGAACATAATGCTAAAAAACCAGTAGGAGGTGCATAATAAAAATTGCCATTACCATTTGCATCTGCGTTGTCTTGTGCAGTTTCTGTTCCTGCAAATGTTCCATCTTGTCCAAAATTTATCACACCATTATTTCTATCCGACCTTACAATTATAACAAAATCAGTAGCTCCAAAATCTAAACTTGATGCTGATGGATTACTTCCTCCACTTGGGTCTCCCCCTGTAGTGTTATAATTAACATAATAAGTATTATTATGACCATAATATATTTTTCCGTTATCAGCATCTATAGCCATTTGTAGAAAATCACCTGCCGATTTTCCTGAAGTATATCCTGAATAAGTACCATTAACATATGTAAAAAAACCATTATTAATCTCAAAACCATAATAACCTGTTACTGTATAGCCATTTGAAACACCACTTTGTTGTATTCCAAAGTGAAGTTGTGCAGTATTACTTGTGTTAGACCCAATTCTAAATTCAACATACCATTTTCCTGATGAAGGTATTACGAATGTTGATTGACTACCACCCCAAGAACTTGCACTAGTATATTTTAAATTACCCTCAGTTATAGAGCCGTTATTTACTGGTGTTAAAGCATTAAATGTAGCAAAATTATTCTCAGGACTATCTGATGTAAAATCAGTTGATGCAATGTTTGTTGTTTTTGTTAAATGATTTCCAGAACCTGAAGCATCTGCTATTGAATTGTTAGGTTGGTCTGTGCTTGAACCATATGGGTCTGTCCTTGAAGAACCAGATGTGTTTAAATCAGAAGCATTATAATCTAATCTAAATCCACCAGTGCCATAATAAGTATTGCCATCTTCGTAAAATTCTATTTCGCTTACATGGATGGACTCACTTGTATTAGGAGTTATGGTAACCCAATGATAGCTATAGGCTGTATCTGTTGTAAAATCACTAATAGTTTCTTCAGATGTAATAGTGGTATCTGCAAAATATTTTATTGAACCTCTTTCACCATTTGTACTTATAAGATTGTCATTTACAGATGAAGAAGTAAATAAAAGTGTTCCATCTGTAGAGTTTGAAGGGTTTGAGTTACTTCCATATAGTTTAACTGTAAATGTACTTGCACCACTTCCAACAAATCCATATTGAGTTGGAGAATACAGAATAAATCCTGTTACTGTTTTTGAGCTTCCCCAATTTTTACCTATATAACCTGTAGCTTGACTGCCACTTGCAGCAGCATTTGAATAAGATTCAAATCTATTTGTGTCAAAAGCACCTGCTAATCCACTTTGACCAGTTAAATCCCCAATAGCAGTACCAGTGTTTTGTGCTATTAAAGATGGTTTAGTTTCATAATTTTTAGGAATCCAAACTCCATTTTTAAATTCACCAAAAGCTGTTGGGTCTAAAGCTAATCCATTTACATAGGTTGTGTAAGCATGATGACCTCCAATCCAACTATCAGCACCTGTGCCTGCAGGAGGATAATAGTTAGCTAAAAAATTGTGTTGGTGATTACCACCAAACCCTAATTCTTGACGAACACCACTTCTTGTACCACTACCCATAGATGTTAATTCAACACCATTAAGATATGCTCTTTGTCTATTATTTTGTGTGCCATTTGAGGTATCCCAAGTCCACATCATGTTATACCAATTTGTTTCATCTCGCAAAAAAGCAGAAGTATAAAAATAATTTACACCATATCCACCAAAAGCCATGTTTGCAGTGCTTGAGTGATGTAGAAAACTAAAATTAGCTTCGTTTTGAACACCATAAGGTTGAAATATATATCTAGCTAAAGATGTATTAGTTAAATCTTCGCCTTTTACCCAGTAATTAAAAGTTCCAGACATTCTATCACCTGCACTTGGAGTATAATAAAAATAACTTGTATCTCCTCGTGTGGTTCTTAATGATTGTGTGGCAACACCATTATAAAAACCTGTGCTTTCGTCGCCTATACTTGATGCAGGTAATAAACTCATCTTATGTTAAAGCTCCTGTTGCACCTACTAATATTGTATCATTACCACTTGATGCAGAACAATAGTAACTAAGCATATATGTTCCTGCTGAAGATATTGCTGTTAAGATATCTGCATTTATAGCAACACTAGCATGGGCAGATACTGTATGACCCCCAGTGTTAACTAACATGATTGTTCCAGATTGTCCTTCTGCAGGGTTAGATAAAGTTAAAGTAAAGTTACCTGATGGAGTACACTTAAAGAAGTTACTTACACTTAAATCAAAGTTTCCATCATTGTCTGTTGTTTGTGTTCCTGTTGCTCTACCTGATACAGATGCGTCATCACCGATTGATACATCACCTGTAACAGTTACACTGTCAACATACGCATCTTTAAATCTAGCACTGTTTGTACCTAAGTCAACATCACTATCTGTCTCAGGTCCAAATACTCCGTCAGATACAAATACTTGCTCTGCGTTTGCAGCGTAGAAGTGTATCTCATCTGCAGTTTCAAAGTCTATCTTAGTTTGGTCATCTTCACCAATCTTTATGTCAGTAGCAAGAAGAGATGTAATAGTTGTTTGTGCTGCATCTATTACAACGTCTATGGTATTATCAGAGTCTTGATAAGTAACAGTAACACCTGTCTCTGTATTACTAGAGAACATAGCACCTGTAGTATCAGAGATAAACTCATCTAATGCTGTTCCATTTACAGTTATAGCGTCTGCTTCTAATGTTCCATCAATATCAGCGTCACCACTTACATCTAAAGAACCTGCGTCTAACTCACCTGTCAATGTAATGTTTCTAAAAGATGCTACGTCTTTGTTTGCATCTGCTGTAACTACTTTACTTGCAACGACTGTACCTACAGATGCACCTGTGTCACTGTAATTAAGTTCTGCTGTTGTAGCAGTCACGCCATCAAGTATGTTCAACTCTGCAGCAGTAGAGGTTACCCCATCTAGGATATTCAACTCTGCAGTGGTAGATGTTACTCCGTCAAGAATATTTAACTCTGCAGCAGTAGATGTAATTGCTGTTCCGTTTATAGCAAGTTTGTCTGTAACAACATTGAATGTACCATTGTCTTCAACTCTTGCTACTTCAGTGCCATCTCTCTGTTGAAAAATTATATCTTTACCATCTGCAATAGGTTTAAGTATTGCATCGTTTGATGAATCTTGAACTCTAAAAAACTCTGTGCCACCTCTTTCAAATCTAATTTGACCATCATTAGAATCAATATTTAAAACTCCACCTGCATCTAATGTCATAGTTCCACTGTCAGATATAGTGCTACCATTAATAGTAATGTCATCTACTGTTAATGATGTTAGTGTTCCTAATGATGTAATGTTTGTTTGTGCAGCAGTTTGAAGCGTACCTGCTAATTGTGTTGCAGTTAATCTACCTGTGCTTGGATTGTAAGTTAAGTTACCATCCATCTCTAATCCAACGTTACCTGTGCTAGAAGTTGCACCTTCTACAAAGGTAATTAAATTATCTTCGTCTGTACTTTCGTTATCTGTAACTAATACGTGAGCAGCGTTAGTAGCGTCTGTAACAGTAACACCTGCTATAACAGTGTTTAATGCAGTGCCACCTACTGTGATTGCATCTGCTTCAAGTGTACCATCTATGTCTGCATTACCACTAATGTCTAAGGTAGCCGCATCAAGCTCACCTGTAATGGTAAAGTTTCTTATTCCTGTGTAATCTTTATTAGAATCAAGTATGACTGCTTTAGAAGCTATAGCAGTACCGACAGCAGTTGAACCTAAGTCTAGTGCATTTATCTCTCCTACTACTACTGTAGCACCATCAAGAATATTTAGTTCTGCTGTTGTAGCAGTTACTCCATCCATAATATTGAGTTCTGCAGTTGTAGCAGTGACCCCATCCATGATGTTTAACTCTGCAGCAGTAGCAGTGACTGTAGTGCTTGCTATTGATAAAGCGTCTGTTTCTAAAGTACCATCTACATCTACGTTGCCTGATATATCTAAAGATGCTGCAATAAGTTGGTCTACTTGTAAATCTTCGTGGCTAGAGCCTAACTTTAACTCAAACTTAGGACCTGTTGTGTTGTATGTAAATGTAGCATCATCACCACTACCACCTTCTAGAGTTATTCCTGCACCGTTAACTACTGCACTTCCACTATTGTTACTATCTAGTACAATGTTGTGATCATCTAAAGTAACAGTAGTTGAGTTTACTGTAGTTGTTGTTCCTGATACAGTTAAGTTTCCTGCTAAAGTTACGTTAGCACCACTAAAGGTCATGGCAGTTGTAGGTGTAGAACCTGATTGAATTACTAACTCACCACTAGAGTTTTTAAAGTTACCAAAAGTTGTCCCACCGTCTTTTAAAGTTATGTCTGTGCCATCTGCGTCAAGTACAATATCCCCTGAAGAATCTAATGTTATTGTAGAGCCTGTAATGTCATTACCATTTACATCTAAGTCGCCACCTAACTGAGGTGTAGTATCTTCAACTATATTATCTATACCTGTGCCTGATACAGCTAGTCCTGAAACAATTGTGCTTCGTGTAATTTTCTTTAAACCACCACCTGATGTGTCTACGGCTAAAAACACATCGTCATTGGCAACTGTAGATATTTCTGATAAGTCACCGACTGCTTTTGGATTAAAATCCGTGCCATCTGCTATTAGTAAATGACCTGCAGTGTTTGTATTCATAACTATAGCATCACCTGAAACAGTTAAGTTACCTGTCATACCCACGTTTCTAAAACCACTTACGTCTTTGTTTGAATCTGCTATAACTGCTTTTGATGCAGATACTGTGCCTGCTGTTATGCCATCTACTAAATTCAACTCGGCTGCTGTGGATGTAACACCATCAAGTATATTTAATTCTGCAGTTGTCGCTGTAACACCATCAAGTATGTTCAACTCTGCAGCAGTTGATGTTACGCCATCTAGTATGTTTAATTCTGCAGTGGTAGATGTTACACCATCTAAAAGATTTATCTCTGTTGCAGTTGCAGTAACTGCCACGTTTTCATTTATCTTCGGACTTGTTAAAGTTTTGTTTGTTAAAGTTTGAGTTGCTGCAAGTCCTACAAGTGTGTCTGTAACAGCAGGTAAAGTTAATGCAGTGTTACCAGAAAAATCGCTATGAGCAGGAGCTTTAAGTGCAGCGTAGTGTGCGTTGCTAGACTCACAATATAATCTAAGTTCTGATTGTGACCCAGTGTTTTTAAGATCAATAACTCCACCCTCAACTGTAAGATCATCACCCACAGAAATATCACCTGTAACAGTTAGAGAATCTACAAAGGCATCTTTAAATCTAACGCCAGTTGTACCTAAATCTACGTCACTATCTGTTTGCGGCCCAAAGACTCCATCTGCAACAAAGACTTGTTCTGCGTTGGCTGCATAAAAATGTATCTCGTCAGCAGTCTCAAAATCTATTTTTGTTTGATCGTCTTCACCTATCTTGATGTCTGTTGCAAGTAAACTGGTTATACCTGTTTGGGCTGCATCAATACTAATTACAGAACTAGATGCAGATAAACCTGTGCCTGCAAACAACGTAGCAAGAGACGCTACGGTTGTTAATTGTTCTGTAGATCCATCAGAATCTAGTGTAGCAAGTTTATCACCATTTGCAGGAGTAACATCACTTAACTCAGAAAAATCAAGAGTAAGAGTTACGTCACCTGATGTACCACCTCCACTAAGACCTACGCCTGCAGCCACTCCAGTGATATCAGCCGCTGCAATATATGTGGTTATATCAGAAGCAGGTATTTGTTTGGTTGTATTGCCATCTATTATAATAAAGGCATCACTGTCGGCAATGGTAATAGATGAAGTTGATTTGTTTGATCCATCGAGTAAATTAATTTCACTCGCAGTAGACGTTACTCCGTCTAATATATTAAGCTCTGCAGTAGTAGATGTCACGCCATCTAAAATATTTAACTCGGCTGCAGTAGATGTCACCCCATCTAATATATTAAGTTCTGCTGCAGTAGATGTAATTGATGTGCCTGCTATTTGTAACGTTGTAGCGTTTACTTCTCCACTAGATCCATACACAACTGCTTTGCTGTTTACGATTGTACCTGCACTTGACCCATCAACCAGATTTAATTCTGCAGTAGTAGATGTTACCCCATCTAAGATATTGAGTTCGGCTGCAGTAGACGTTACACCATCTAATATATTTAGTTCTGCAGTGGTTGCAGTTACACCGTCAAGTATGTTAAGTTCTGCAGTTGTTACTGTAGCACCATCTAGTATCTCAAGTTCTGCTTCAGATATGCCTGCACTGCCTATCGTTAATGTTCCTGATATATCTACGTTACCATTTATGTCTATGGTTGTTGCAGCAATTTGTATTTCTGTGTCTGCTACTAAGTCTAATTGTCCATCGGTAGATGAATTGATGTATATTGCTGTGTCTCTAAATTGTAGCTTCTCTGTAGAAGCAATAAGTATGTCGTCACTAAACTCAAAGTAGTCCTCATCTTCCATCCATTTTAGTACACCATCTGATGTTTCACCATCAAAGGTTATTGTTATATCTGTTCCTGCTGTCCCTGCACCAAACGTAAGAGTGTTGCCTAACAGTTTTGTTATAGGGCCACCTTCGTTGGCTGTGCCATCGTGGGTGTGTCCTGTGCTTGCTTGAAAGGCTGCTAGTAACTGATTGAACTCATCATTGGTATGAGCTGCAGTTATTACGTCTCCGTCAGTGTATGAAGACTGTCTAGTGTATGTATCTCCCATTTATCTTCTTGCTCCTAATTGATATTCTAACTGAAATCCTTTTAGTGAATAAGGTGCAGTTACTCCCCCATCGTTTACCCTTAGTGCTACTGCGAAACCAGATCCTTCTACAGGTTGTCTAAATAAAGGTTGTGATGAACCACCATAAGTTCCTTTTGGTGTTGATGTTAAACCATATTTTGTTGTTCCATATATTGCAGCTACATCTGCTGAGTCTAAAGGATACGCTGCAGGTCTTGCAGATTCTTTAGATTCGTAGTCATATCGAAGAAATAAATCTGCATCTATAGATGATTCAGGTGAAAAGTTTACAATCACCCTTTGCATATTTTTTCTTATACCCGGATCATTTAAAGTAAGATCAGGACTTC